CCAATAAAAACAATCTTTAAAGTAAGGGTCTTCAGTATAGCTATAAACAACATTTGCCGGGTCTACATATGATATCTGAACTCCTGCTCCGGGAAGAAACTCATGCTTCTCCACAGCAATACCAAGTGTCATCAAGTCATAATCACATTGCTTACGGACATAGTCGTGATGATTCTCCTCAAGTATTGTGTTAATAGCCTCCTCTTCTGCAATCTCAATAGCAGGCTTGTAATTTAACTGCATATATAGAGACAGCTCCTCATCTGTATTTGGAAGCTCGTCAGGATTCATCACAAATGGGTCAACACCCGTATTTTCTTGAATGTTAGTTAAAAGGTCTTTTGCAACCATCTGACCTTCAATCATATCCTGATACTTGCTTCTTTTAGCCTGAGACATTGCATCCTGTGCATAAGCCTTAACCTTAAATAATCGGTCAGACATACCATTAACAACAATATCAACAAACTTTGGTATAATAGGAACAGGTGTCCAATCAATATTTATATATGATAAGTCACCATCAACAGCAAGCTCCTGTTTATATTTAGCAATTGGCTGCTCTCCACGAGCATATAAACGCAAACGATTAAAGTCACGCCATTGACTATAATATCTACATTGGTTACCATCCTTTCTGAACCACTCATACTGTATGGCCTGTCCAACTTGGAGACCAAATTCAGCGGTTGCCTTCTCCGCATCACTCACAAACTGACTAGGGAATGATGTAGAGGATATGTTAATTTTTACCTCTTTCATGTATTTAAGGAGCTAATATTTCCTCTATTATTATATGTAGCAAATTTAATGCTTATTTTTGACTCTTTTTTCTCAGGCTGATATAAATGTTTCTGACAAGCCATTATAGCCAATCCTGAGCTGATTGTGGCATCGTACATTGTCCTATCACTTATATCAAATTTAGCCCAATCTTCAAGCGTCCTAGTAAATGGCATCATGTTAATATCGCCCTCTCCATTAAAGCCTATATACTTGTCTATATATGACTCAATTGCTGCGGCATGAGCTTGCTTAACATCCTCAGATGAGTTAGGTATACCTCCTAATTCACGCTCAGTCTTTGATAGCTTGGAATAAATTTTGTCAGGTCTATTTATACAAAAGCCACGGTACCCCCTATTCTTAAAGTGATACAATAACCTAGGTTTGTTATTCTCAATAAGGATAGGCATGCCATAAAAAACACATGCCATTAATACCTCCTCAAAAAATATTTCTGCAGTCTGAGGTCTAGCAATATATTCTAAAAAGAACTCATTTGTAGGTGCCTCATCCATGTGGAATTTAGTAAGGCCATGAAGCGCTCCATTTGAACCCCTACCAACAACAACACCTGATATATCATAGGAGTCACATCCAAATGCACCTATATGTTCATTGCCCGGATATTTAATTCCATTCTTTTCGTATACTTTATTTTGAAGATGTTTTGCAGGAGTCCAAGACACTAAAAATCTTCCTCTATTATCAGGAGTAAATATAACTTTAGTATCCTTAATCCCATCCTTCCAACTAAGGGACCCCCTAGTCATATAGTGCTCTTTAATAATAGTATCATTATAATCAATCTGCTGATATATCTTTGTAAGATTAAATAATGCAGCCTTGCTTTCATCTCTAAATGCGTGTGACTCTGTCCTAGGAAACTGACGATAAAACTCGTTCAATGCATCAGGGTCGTTTTTTAATGAATCAACCTCGGCCTCCCAATAGTCAATAGCTCCATTCATAATTAAATTACCATCAATACCATTTACGGGGTTCGTTGGTTTACGTAAAACGGGCATTCCATATATATCAATAAATCCCTCCATGTTCCACTCCATAGGAATAAATAATGCATATAGACCTGATTTAGTCTGACCGTTAGCATTTCGAGTAGATATCCTAGAATCTTCATAAAGGTCCTTAAAGTTCTGACCCCCTTTAGCAAGAGCATTCGATGTTGACCCCATCATACATTTACCAATGATTTTACTACCTAATCGCAAACAAGTTTTAGTTACGCGCCAATTGTTTAGTATATTATTTGGCTTAATCCATTTACCGCTCTCATCGTGAGCTAAGAATAATAACTTTTCACCATCATAGCTATTGTCCTCTGTATTCTTCCAATCTATTGTTGTATCAAGACCACTTATTTCATCGCTGTCTATGTCAGACATATTCTTTTTGGTAATCTTTGATGCGGGAACGCGGTAAGCAAGCTCTGTCTTAGGCTTATCCATACCATCCATAACAGGCTTGAAGAAAAAAGGTAAATTGCTATTAATTGGAACTACCTTGTCAGTAAACATCTTCTTAGCATCTGAACCTGTTTTAGATAATATCCCAACCCTAGAATCTTTAGCGAGAGTTGCAATATTTACACATTCTGATGAAGACATAAATGAGAACCCTGAGCGGCGTATCTTTAGATATACAATACCAAAGCTTCTTGGGTCTGCCTTACATGCTTCCCAAAAAATAAATAATATCCTATTTGCTTCACGAAAGTCAGGGTATCCAATATCAATCTTGGACCACTGAAGATACATATAGTGAGCTCCTGTTATGTACCAAGGCTTACCGTTGTTCATAAACCAATGTCCGTTCTCTCTTCTGTCGAACTCTTCTTCTATATAGTCAACATATCTTGCCTTAAACTCTTTAGGCATTTCATGCCATTGAAATATTGACTGTATTTTACCTAACTGACTAGGAAGTTCTTCTCTCTCCCAATACTGCTCAGATGACTTAGAGTGTCTTTGATGACACTCTTTGGGTGCTAATGGAAGTGCAATATTAAGACCTGATATATTTACTATATCACCAATTTGACCTGTTTTAGATATAATAACAACATCATATTGGTCGTTATATCCATACTGCCAAGTCTTACTCCTATTTTTTGTAGAAATAATATTTTTTGGAATATAGTCATTGACTACACTACATAGACTATTTAGCTCTTCGCTCAGCCCATCCCTGTTTGCTATCAAGTTTTGACGATTCATTTGTAGCTTCTTGTAGTGATGTTTTTTCTGTTTCTATCCTATTTAATATATCGAATGCATCAAATATAGCTAATCGTTTTGTAGCAGCAGCATTTTTTAATCTATCTGCCGCAAGCTCATCTTCAGGGTCATGCTTTATAATATCTTCTTTTGCAACCTTTATAAGTTGCTCGACAGCCTTATATCCTGCATCAATAATCTTAAGTCTAAGTTCTTTTGGGCTCATAACTTTACTGTTATTTGATGGTCATACATTCTATATAGCTTCTCGCCATCTACATTAAACTCGTACTCACTCTCAGGCTTAAAGCATATCTTATCTCCACTTTTTACACCACTATTTATCAGCATTTTGTTTGGATAACGCATAACGCCCATTAGTGGCTCTTCTGTAAGTGGCTTATATATATAAGAGTCTTCAGGTTTAATTGGCTCAACAAAGCAATACTTATCGTAAGCATTCCACTTGTCTCCATCGTGATACATATAAAATTGGTCAGGCTCAATAAGGAATATATTTTCTTTGAAAAAACTTTTACCGCTCTTGCGCCGACCTTTTATGTCATTATAAAACTTGAATACATTGTGATGAACCAATAGTTTGTAGCCGGGTTTAATTGGTCCATAGTAATCTAGTGGAACCTCAATAACCTCAGCCTCCCTATTTGAAAACTTATGGTCTTCTTCTGATGTGCTGACAATGAGCTCTATACCACCAATCTCTTTGGTGTTATTATATCTCCTGTCATTAATTGGTTTTGTGATAAAATAAAATGGTGATTGCATTAGATATTTATATTGTACTCAATGGCTACAGGAATGGTATTGTTGAACTCTTTCCAAATTACAACCTCATTCTTTTCATTGGCAATATAAATCTTTATTGATTGCTTATGGTCATCGTACTTGATAAGGTGAATCTCTTGTGTATCACCTAATACTTTCTGACCAACAATGTAATGCATCGCTCCGCCCTTATAGTCAGGACCAACCGATATCTTCCTGATTTCCATTTAATTTAAATTAATTTCCAAATCTGAATCTGAGTAGATGGCACAGCACTCCATCCACCTAAGTTCGTATGGGTATATAATCCTCCTGCGTCTACACCTGACGAGTCACGCATAACCTCAAACCAAAATATATCACCAACATTAGCTTCAAATGGTATGGTTACTTCATATGGTATGCTTATACCTGTTGTATCGAGATGGAACGCTTTTGTTTCAGTTACTTGAACACCATTGAGCATACCTCTAAATAAAAATACTGCCACCCCACCTGAAGAACCTTGACGTTCAACAGACCCATATCCATTTATAACATATGAGCCTGCCTGAAGGAATGATACCTTACCACCGCTATCTAGTGAAAGTACAGCATTAGATTGAGCGGGACCAAATGAAGCAATAATAGCTGAATCTAATCCACCGGGGATTTGGTCAACTGTAGACGAACCATTTAGTACCTGAGTAAACTGAATACTGCTAGATGTTAGATATGTATTTGAATCTACAGAACCGTCAGCCTTCAAGAACTGAGAAGATGTACCGCCTAACTTAATAATTGAGTTAGCAGTAATATTATTAGCACCTAAGTCAACGTCAGTAGTTGCACCTACATATGGAACATAATCACCTAGATTAGCTAAATCTAAAACTTGAGCAATTGTAAAGTTTTTGGTTGCATCTAGGTTATCTACATCAGTGCCTATTAACTTATCACTTAAGTTAGGTGTTGCATCAGTTGCATATGTGCTAATTTTTCCCATTTTTTATTTTTTTGTGACCTCTCCGGTTTGCATATTAATCACAGCATCCTCACCGTACTTGTCAATTAATGCTTTTTCATGTTTTTGAAACTGAGCCCTAAGCATATCAATATGCTTCAATAAGCTATGTTTCTGTAAGTCAATGTCAGCGAGTTGAATTTTTAAATTAGTAAATTCACCCTGCATACCTTGAATTACGTCTAATTCTTCTTTACTTAAAAAATTTCCCATTTCAATTTAATTTAATTTTTACAAAGATACAATTTATTAGATAATTATTTTTGTCGAGTCAATGCTCTTTTCAGTTTTATCAGAACCATCTTTTATGACTCTTATATTCTTTAATCTAAGTATTCTACCACCTATTGGTTTTGGAGGAGCACCTCTCTCTACGTGCCAACCATGATGCCCATCCTCATACTCTTCTTTATATGTTCCTGTAAGCATCAGATGTATCTGACGTTGCTTTAATTGATATCCTGCAGTTGGATGATGCTGAATCATATCTCTAACATCATTACGTGAAGCGTTCTCATGGATGTGACCCATCGTGAATACATCAAAGTCTTCATACATTTCTAATGCGCGAGTAAGATTGATAGCTCCACGCGTAACAATTCCACCGCCTCCCGAGCCATGAAAGTATTTTACTTTATAGGTAGATAATACTCGCGTTCCAACCTTAATTACTAACCAACCACCATATCCACCTACCTGAACATTTGTGCCACACTTTAAGTTTAGTAGGTCAACAAATCTCTGAAGTATGTCAGTCTCCTGCCACTTAATAACACCTGTCTCGTGGTTTCCATAACCAATTACCGTAAGTATGTCAGCATAGGGTGCCCACCACTCAACTGCAGTCTCAACTATTGAGTCAAGGTACCTAAAGTTATTATGCTCGGGCCTGATGTCAGACTTGTTTCTACGATTATCGCCACGACCCTGCATCAAACAGAACATATCACCATTTATCATTACGGGTATATTGTTCTTTTTGAAATAGTCTAGGTGGCTTTTTAATATATCCCAATCGCATTTTGGATTATCCCAATGGATATCTGATAGCATTGCTATCTGAAAGTCATCTGTTGGTACGATTATTTCATGTAAATTTTTTGAGTGCTTGATTAATTGCATATTTTGAGATTAGAGTTAGAATTATACCTGTAAGCACGCCAATAATGAATAGATTAAATCCCTTCTTATTTTCGTATTTTATTTGCTTTGTTTTCTGCTTTTCAATTTTAATAGCTGTGCTTGAGCTATCTCGATTCATTTTAATTTGAATCTCATACATCTTCCTAATAGCCTTTAAGCTGTCAGCAAATCTCTTGTTATCAAAACGTATCTCATATCGTGTTTTAGGCACGTAGGATGTCTTGTAAGCGATTATAGTATCTTTCTTGGTAATTATCTTCTCCCACACTATTGAATCTCTTACAATGAATGGAATTGAGTCTACAGAGGTTATTGTAATTGTGTCTGATACAGTGTCACACGAATAACCTTTTTTGATTGCTTTATTTAAGTGATAATCAACAGAGCATGATATCGCAAAAAGAGATATAATGATTATAAGTATAGCAGAAGTTTTTTTCATTTTTTGAAAAAGTTATTTTTCTTATCAGCCCTGTTAGATGACTGAGCCTGCATACGAGTCTTTGTCTTAGACTTATGGGCAACATCCTTCTTATCTCCATTGCCATATGTCCCTTTCTCTCGATTTTTTTTATTTAGGTTTGACCTATACTTTTTTCGCTCCTCGGTAGAGTGATATTCTGTATCATACTCTCCCTTCTTAGCACGCGCATCAGGATGTGTTTGATAGTACTTAGCACTACGTGATTTACCTGTCTTTGTTCCTGCTATTTTGTTGCGCATGACTTTAGCATTTCAATTAGTTCGGGATGAGGATATACATCACTTTTGTCTTTTCTAACTGAGTTGTGTGTGAACACCCCGGGCTCACCTGCCAAAGCTCGTTTTGAGAGACCCCATATATCTTCATTATAGTCCAATGGTATTCCATATACTTCGTTCCAATATAATAATAATTGTCTTACTGACTCAATCTGCTCCTTTGTGTATGACTGCCAAAATAAGAATCCTTTAAATGGCTCATCGAGCTTTGTAACATTTTTCATAGGAATTTCACGCCCTACGTAGTTTACAAACTTACCATTCTTTTCTTTGAGATAGCCAAAATTAAAA